ATCTCCTAGTGCGGTCCATAGATCACGTGCCCTATGGTCCGACGCAACCTGAGCCATGTTGGGTTGGCTGTGTGTGCACCGGCCAGTCGCTGCGCCCTGTCCGTTGATCGAGCCGTGGATACGGCCGTCGCGGGAGTGGGTGGCACGTACTCGCCAGTCCTCTACTTGACCCAGTAACTTCACGACGTTGAAGTACTCGATGAGCTTCTTAGCCTCGGGGTAGTCTAGTCCCTCGAGACACTCGGCATCGACGTTGGGGTTACCCTTGTCTGTCTCCGGTGCTTTCCATCCGTACTTGGTGTATAGTCTATGGGCAATCTGCTGACGTGAGCCGGGGTTGAATACCTCGACGTCGTCCTTCAATCGCTTACCTGTTTTCTCTGACCACCGCTCGGTTACGATTGGTGGGAAGATAGTGTGCATCTGATCTTCGATGTCTGCCTTCGTAGACAACAGCTCGATGGCTAGCTTCTCAGCTGCATCTAGGTTGAATCCGAATCCGTTTGCGATCTGCTCCATGAGTACGACGGTGGAGGTATGCTCGAGGCTTACCACCTTCTCGTACTGCTTGGCCTTGATCCACTCCATCTGCTTGGTGTAGATGGCGTGTGCTACATGCACGTCTTGCACACAGTACTTGAGCATCTCCTCTGAGAACTCTTCCCATCCTCCGTCATAGTCGGCCTTCGGCACACCGAGGTGTTTGCCCCAGCACTCGAGTGAGTTACCACCAAGCGGGTGATCCCGTAGGTCGGGGTACATCAGCTTGCTGACAACGAGCGAGTCGTGGTATGCTAGGGCCGGCTTGCAACCGGCGAGACGCAACAGGCATGGCATGTCAAAGCCAAGGATGTTGTGTCCGATCAGCAGGGTAGCTGAGTCGATGTACTCCTTCATCCCGCTGAAATCTCCTGTCCATTCCTTCACCTCTCCGCTGTCGATGTCCTTAGTAACAACGCAGTGGATCTTGGTGCACTCCTTGACGGGTCGGCCCTTGCTGTCAAGGGTCAGCTCCATCAGGGAGTTCGCTTCGATGTCTAGTACTAGCTTCATGTGGTCTCCTATACTTCAATCCAATCGAATCCTGTATCCTTTGGGTCGAAGTTGCCTTCGTCGTTTTGTCGGTAGGTAATGTTAAAGCCTGTTGACCTTAGGTCTTTGATGTCAACCTCGTTCAGAGCAAGAGCTCGGAACTGGTTATCCGATAGTGTGTGGATCAGTGCGGTGGACATGGGTCCCCATGATCCATCCTCTAGTACAACGATGCGTACCATTACGTTGTCTCCTTAAAACAATCCCAGCCCTTAAATTTGGCAAGGGAACGCGCAGCAATTTCGGTAGTGCTGCCGTTTTCACAAGCCTCTCGCCGTGCTTCGTCGCGCTCCTTGGTGAGTTGTTTTATCTGCGCCTTCATCTCAGTCATCTCGGTTCTACGCCACCACAATTCTTCCATGAGTTCTTGATCAAAATAATTTTCCTCACTATCGTCATACATCCCTTCGATGTTATAGTTTGCATCGCTCATGGTGTCTCCTCCTTGTAGCAGTCCCACCCACGAGCAAGCGCGTCTTCCTTTGCCCTGAAAGAGGACGAGTAGCGGATATCATCCATCACCCAGAACTCACACGCCATTCGCCGCGCTTCGTCGCGCTCCTTGCGCAACTGTTCGATATCTCCTAACAGTTGGCGCCAGTCATCTGGGTGAATCTTCATGTAGTTGTCAGTCACGGTAGTTGCGTCTCCACTCTTCGTTGTTAGCGTTCGCTTCGTTAATCATATCCCCAAGACGGATACGCCAATCTCGCTCTGCTAGCATGTCGTCCGCTTTCTTAGCACACTCTTGGATGGTAAGCGGTACTGCGCCGTCACGAGTGGCGCCGGGGTGTAGGCTCATGGAGACTACGCTTCCGAAGTACACATCCCAAGCCATCTGACGTGCTGGATCATTATTGAACTGGTGCAAAGACTGTATCTCCTTCGTCGTTAATTGCAACATCAATCTCTTCTAGTCGTCCGGTTAGACGGTCATAGAACAGAGCGGTTGCAATGCCGGCACGGCCAGTGAGTCGGTTCTTCAGGACACGGACCACGGTGGTGTTAGCCATTCGTTCGTCTGTGTTCTGTCGATCACGCTCGAGGGCGATGACGGTGTTAGGTACTGAGGATAGCGCACCAGAACCACGTAGGTCCTGTAGTGTGATGCGGTCTCCCTCTTCGTATGCCTTGTCTGTCTTCTTTAGCTGAGACACGATGTCGATGTGCACACCGGTTCGGACGGAGATGGATCGTAGTTCCTTCATCAATGTATCAATGATGAGTCGCTCCGATCCACCGCCTTCGATGTCCTTGTTGGCAATGCCCATCAGCCCAGCTGCTGCTGCGGTGATGTGATCGAGGATGATGACGTCCACCTGTAGGGAGGTAGCCATGTACTCGACACGGGCCAGTAGGTTGGCCATTGCGTTGTTGCCAAGGTGGTCGTATACATACAACCGGGTCTTGGACAACTTAGCCTTGGCCGACAGGTACTCATCCTCATCGAAGGAACCAACGAAGTCCACGGAGATAGGCGGCTTGCCCATCTGTTCTCGTAGCTCGTTCATCATTGCAGCTGCCCGCATTGCACGGACTGGCTTGTTGATGAGCAAGGAGACGAGGTCGTCCATCGTCTCTTGTGGTGATTCCTCTAGCATGATGGCGCCAACACTGCGACCTTCGTCGAGGTGGTGGATCATCAGCTCTCGTAGGATGGTGGACTTACCGGAGCCTGTGCCCGATGCCCATAGGGAGATCTCGCCGGACCGCTGTCCGATGAGGAACTCTGATAGCTTGTCGAATGGGAAGGGGTAGACACGGGGCTTGATGCTGTCTGACTCATCAATGATGGCACTGATGTGAAGGATCTCATCTGGGCTGTATGACTGTGCTTCCCACAGTGCGGAGATAACTTGCTTGCTCATGCCGGCAACCAAGCACTCGTTGGCATCCTTGAGTGGGAGCTTAACGATCTTGGCCTTGCCGGGTGGTAGGAACGAGCACACTTCCTTGGCTGCGTTCTGTCCTGCATCATCCATGTCAAAGCAGATAACCACCTCGGCATATGAGTTGACGAACTCGAGGTTGTCCTTGATAGTCTTGACCGCTGATGCTACCCCATTAGGGATAGATACCACCGGCCATGTGCCACCGAGAAGCTGGGCTACCGTCATGCAGTCGATCTCACCCTCGGTGATGATGAGTCGCTTGCCACCGTTACGCCACAGGTGTTGACCCCATAGCTGTAGGTTCTTGGCGCTGCCCTTCCAGACGAACTGCTTGTTGGGGCCACGGATATGCTGGCCGGCTAGGCTGCCATCCTGACTCTGATAGTTAGCAATCTGGATCTCCTTATCATTGATGATAGCTACTTGATAGTCGTACTTGCGGACGATCTCTTCGGTAATGCGTCGTTGATCGAGGGCCTCGAAGGACCCACGGACGGGCTTGAACTCTGTCGTTGTTAGCTGCGGTTCAGTCATTCGTGTTCCTCCTCCTGTGTGGTACTGGCATTTGAAACAGTAACCATGTCCGTCAGAGTAGACGGCTAGGTTATCTCCGGATCTGTCACTTCCTGTAGCAGCGCACTTGGGGCAGCGATCACGATTGACCACTACCGATTCGGTATCAGACATACTTGAGTAGCTCCCCTCGTTCGTTGGTATAGTAGATGTGTTTGAAGGCGTCGATCACCCAAGGCAAGCAGTACTTGCATGGCTTGGACATACCGACGGTTCCGTTGCTGCTGACCCTGATGTTGTAAAGGGTAAGCTCAGACCTGTCAGCCTTACGGACTCGACGGTATGCGTCGAACTCCGAGTGAATGGTTGGGTATGGATACCCTAGGCTGTGTAGCTTTGGGTGTGTCTTTCCTCGGTTCTCTGCCCCCATTGCGATCACCTTGTTCTTCTTGGTGATGAAGCTGAAGTGTGTTCGGCAAGGTGGACGAAGTCCGGTGATGTACGCAACCATTTCAATAGGTGTCATTAGTCCCCCACAAGTTTATCAACGTAGGTCTTGGTGTCAAAGTTGGACAGTGCTCGCCAACACAAAGGGAATTGATCACGAGCGATGTTAGAGATGGCATGAGCGTACTGTTGTACCTCGCGCTGGGAATGGGGATCGGCCCGGAGATTGAACAGACGTGACCAAGCATACAGTGATCCTGTCCACATCCACTCCGTGATCATACACTGAGGGAGGATGGCCCGTGCCTGTTCAGCGCAGACCTTATCCTCAATCATGTTGTTGTATAGAACAAGAGCGTCGGTGCACAGCTTGTAAGCATCAACAAGGTATCCGTTAGATAAGAGACTACGAGTATCCGTTGATCCTTGCTTGACGTTGTCGGCCTTCTCTCGGAAGTAATCAGGTAGCCACACCTCTGGCGTGGTGCTGACATAGCGTCTGCTTACCTCGTTCCAAGCGAAGCCAATCTGGTGCTTCTGAAGCTGACGTGCGATGAAGATGGGTGCCTTCATCCTTAGCTGAAGCTGAACGTGAGCGAACGGTGACCAGTGGTTGTGCTTGGCTAGGTAGTTGATCAGCCGTTCGTTTCCTGTCGGAGAGAACATGCTCGCTGTCTTATCCATACTGACTCGGGCTGCGTCACACACTGTGTCGTCAGTACCCATATGAGTAGAGTACTGAACAAACGATTCATCGAATCCATAATAGAACTTCATGTTACCTCCAGTAAGAAGGGGAGCTAGGTTTCCCTAGCTCCCCCGTTGCGGTTGTTGATTAGACTTCAATGTAAAGGCGGTCGATTGCACTCTTGAGTGCCATCAGGGAGTAGACTCCCATGTCGTGTCGCTTGCCATCGTTGTCGGTGTACATC